AAACGATCATTGAGCACTTGCCAATCTTTAGGCATTTTAATACCGCGTGTTTCTAGCTCTAGAACATCATGTTGCGATAATTCCAATTCATGCTCTAATTCACTAAGCTTTTTGCAGTATTGTTCCATTGCTTGTAGGTGCATTAGTGAACTGTGCAGCATAGCGCCGGTATCGTTAATAGTTAAACTGTGATAATACTCTAAGTACTTTTGTGCATCTTGTGGTGTAATAGGCTTAGGTCGGTTTCCGTTTAAACAGTTGGGACCCCAGTGCTGTTGAATATAAATTGATTCATAAATGTCTATGTGGTCTGGGTGGACGTATAGTACAATTTCATACTCTGGATTTCCACATAAGTTGTACTCATACTGCATCTTTTTGCTGTGCGTGTTTTTAACAAAGCTGGCATAGTGCTGTTGCCATCGTAGTTCAATATTCTCAGATTTACCAATGTAAATCTTACCTGAGCTAAAAGTTAGTTTATAAATTCCTGAAATCATAGTAACCCTAAAAATATAATTATACCACTAACGAGCCCCAAAAGCAAGTTTGTTTATTTTATGTGCAGCAAAAATTTTACTATTGACAATTTTTGGCTCCTCTGATATAATACTAGTATCTTGAAAAGCTATACTATAAAAACATAGCTAAAAAATATGGCAAAAAATACAAATAACCGTATCCCTGTTAAATGGGTACGAGACAAAGCTAAGGCTGCATACGAGAAAAAATCGCAATGTTTTATTTGCGATAGTACTGCTGACTTAGAGCTACATCACCTACACTCAGTTACAATTTTGTTACAAACCTGGTCTCAACAAAAAGGTTATGATATATCTACCGACGAAGGTATTTTAGCTGTGCGAGATGAGTTTATTAGTGCGCACCATTGTGAGTTATATGAGCAAGTTTACACTTTATGTAACCGGCATCATGTAGCGCTTCATGGTGTGTATGGTAAAGCTCCCGCTCCTGGAAGCGAGTCTAAACAGGCTCGATGGATTGGAATACAGCGTGAAAAATTCCTTAGTGGTGGTGTGGTTATACCCCAAACTAGTTCTGGCTCGTTTTTTTCGGAATTTATTTAAGGAATAAGAATGGCATGGTATAACAACCCGCGTGAATGGCTTCTTGAAAAGCTTAATCCAGCTCAAGAATCAATTTCTCGCGACCAAGGTATCTTTGTTGATACTAACGCGTCAATTAACTATATTACAGCTTTTGAAAAACTAGAGACTGTAAACCGCGGAGTTAACATGATTGTGTCAGGCTGTGCAAGCCTAGAATACGACGTAAAAGACAAAAAGATGGATGGTCGTGTAAACGGCATTCGTCAAAAAACACTGGCAACGCTATTAAACTTTTCGCCTAATCCGTATCAGTCAGCACAAGATTTTCGTGTTAACATATTTACTGATTTTATCCTAGAAGGCAACATATTTTTGTACTATGACGGTGCACACTTATATCACCTTCCAGCGGCTAAAGTACAAATAGAAACAGACGCTAAAACTTACGTAGCTGCTTATCGTTATAACGCTACAACAGTTTTTAAGCCTGATGAAATTATTCATGTAAAAGATTTAAGTTCTCGTTCAGTTTATCGCGGATCAAGCAGATTGCAGTCCGCAGATCGTAACATTAAAATCTTGTACAAAATGCAAACATTCCAAGAGCAATTCTTTGAGAATGGTGCAGTTGCAGGTTTGATCTTGACTAGTGAAAACACACTATCGCAAGTTGCCAAAGACAAAACAATTGCTAACTGGTCAGCAAAATACTCGCCTAAAAACGGTGCTCGCAAGCCCATGATTTTAGATTCGGGTTTAAAACCAGCAGCAAATATTGCAGATTCATTTCAAGAAATGGATTTTGACATATCAATTAAAACACACGACGCAAAAATACTTAAGTCATTAGGAGTTCCTCCAATATTACTAGATGGTGGAAACAACGCAAATATTGCTCCTAACTTAAGATTGTTTTATTTAGAAACAATCTTACCAATACTACATAAGTACACCAGTGCAGTCGAAAGATATTTTGGATATGATATTGAGCCAGTTACTTCCAGTGTAAGTGCACTACAGCCAGATATGAAAGACATAGCTGCTTATCACTCAACACTTGTAAATGCAGGTATTATATCCCCTAATGAAGCTCGTGTAGAGCTTCGTTATGAAACTAAACCAGGAAACGATGATCTTCGAATTCCAGCTAATATTGCTGGGTCGGCAGCGAATCCAAGTCAAGGGGGTGCGCCTCCTAAGCCTACGTCTGATACGACAGGTGGCGGAAAAAGCGCTACATAAATGAGCAAGGAACTACATGAAAAATAAAGTACTACACTTAAATAGTGCTTTTACCGTAGATCAGAAGGCTCTACCTACCAGCGGTGATAGCGAAATCGCTTCTATTTTTATCGAAGGCTACGCAAGTACAATAGATATTGACAGAAGCGGTGATGTTGTGCCAAAAAGCGTCTGGGAAGCAGGCATTCAGAACTATCTTAAAAATCCAATTATCTTAAGTCAACATGACCATGACGATCCTATCGGCAGAATGGTTGACTACAGGGTGGACGATAAGGGTCTTTGGGTAAAAGCCCGTATTTCTTCCGCGGCTGAGGAAGTATTTGGTCTAATAAAAGACAAAATTTTAACCGCATTTAGTATTGGATTTCGCATCATGGATGCGGAATATAATAGTGCTGCAGAGGTATTTGTTATAAAGGAACTAGAGCTAGTCGAAATTTCGGTAGTTTCTGTACCTTGCAATCAAAATACGTTATTTGATTTATCTAAGGCGTTTGAAAGCGCAGAAGATTATAAAGAGTTTAAACAGCAATTTGCACCCAACGGCAACTCAGCTAAAGGGCTAGAATCCACTACGGAAGCAAAGAGCACAACCACAAAGGAATTTGAAATGAACGAAGAAATGCAAAAGATGCTTGCTGAAGCCGCTACAATGGCCGCTGAACAAGCTACTACAAAATTACTAGCAGCTCAAGCTGCTGAAAAAGCTGCTGCTACTGCTCAAGCTAAAGCCGAAGCAGAACTAGAAGCAAAAGTTAAGAGCGCAATTGCTGCTCAAATCACAGTTGGCCAAAGCGGTGCAGAAAAGCTACTAGCTGAAGTTACCAAGCGCATGGAAGACCAAGCTGCTGAATCTAAAAGCGTTCTAGACGGCCTACAAGCTACTCTAGCAGAAAAAGCTGCTGAAATCGAAGCTATGCAAAAGTCAAAAATGACATTTGCTGATGGCAAAAATGGTGAAGTTAGCTACGCTGACAAGGAAAAAGCAGTTATCCTTTCACGTATCACTGGTAAGTCAATCCAAGACACCAAATTTGGTCGTCAACTAATGGAAAAAGCTGGTGCTCACGTTCCTTCTGCTACATGGGAATTAGAAGTTTCCTATAACATGGAAAACGAAGTTCGCCGTCGCTTAGTGGTTGCTCCAATCCTACGTAACGTTGCTATGCAAACAAACGTTATGACGATTCCAGTAAACCCAGAAGCAGGTTACGCAACTTGGGTTACTAACGCACAATTTGGTGCAGCTGCTAGTGCTGGCGGTAACGCTACACACCAGTTGAAAGAAATCACGCTAAATGCATATAAAGTTGCTACCAACGAATATATGGCTTACGAAGAAGAAGAAGATAGCTTAATCGCTTTAATGCCTATCGTTCGTGATGCAATGGTTCGTCGTACAGCTCGTGCTATTGACAAAGCATTCTTGCTAGGTGCTGGTGCAGGTTCTGACCCAGTTAAAGGTCTTGCTTCTTACGCAGGTGTTTCTTCAGTAACTACTCCAGCAGCTACTGCAGTAACTATGGCTAACATGCGCGCTCTACGTAAAGCCCTAGGTGCTTTAGGTCTAGATCCAGCTGAAGTAACATTTATCGTTAATACCGATACATACTACAACTTGCTAGAAGATACAAGCTTCCAGACAATGAACCAAGTTGGTCCACAAGCTACATTGCTAACAGGTCAAATTGGTCAAATCGGTAACAGCCCAGTTCTAGTTTCTGCTGAACTACCTGCTGCTACTAACGGTACTAATCTTGCAGCTACTCTAACTAACGTTGGCGCAATTGCAGTTTACACACCTAACTTCATTGTTGGTAACCAACGCGGTCTACGTATGGATACACAAGAACTAGTTGAAACTCAACGTCGTGTTCTAGTAGCTAGCCTACGTACTGGTATGACTCAAATCGCTACTAACTTAGGTGCTGGTGTTTCAGCTCTACGTTACGTTGCTTAAGTCTAAGTAATAAAGATGGAAGCTTCGGCTTCCGTCTTTTACATCCTTTGCGTGCAGGGGATGTAAAAGATAAAGGATATAAAATGGCACAAAATTTAGTTACAGTTGCTGAATATAAGTCCTACTCAGGTATTTCCAGTACAAATCAAGATGCAGCAATTGCTGCACTAATACCCAAAGTAAGTGAACTAGTAAAGTCAATTTGCCGCAGAACTTTTGTGGATTTTGTAGACGATGCAAAAACAGAAACAAAGCGCAGCTGCACTAACAGTCGCTTTTTACTTGCTGAAACTCCACTACTACAAGTTAGCTCAGTTGATTTTTCTGATGACTTTGGCAAAACGTACACAACTCTTGTAGAGTACGAAGACTACGTAGTCGACACAGAAACAGCTGCGGTTGAGTTTATTGTTTACCCTTATGTGGACTACCAAAAAGTTAACGCATTTCGTGTAACTTATACGGCTGGCTACGAAACAATACCACAAGATTTAAAATTAGCAATACTAGATTTGATTCAGTACTACTTACGCAATGACTCAGTAGTACACAGTACAAAATCAACTAGTCCAAATACAATGCAAATTGAGTATGTTAGCTCAACTAACCTACCAGCACCTATTAAACGTATCTTAGACTTATATACAGCGAGTTATGATTAACTATGAGTAAGGCTAAAGCCAGAGAATATATTAATAATGCGGTACAAAGTGAGTTCAAAAACTTTAAAACAGCTAGAGACTTTTTAAATACTAGCATACATAGTTTAAATATTAGTTACAGCGTATTTGTGACTAATAATACAATGACTAACTATAGATTAAGTAACTCTGACTTACGTGCATATTACGAATATTTTATTATTGCAGTAAAGCAAGCAGTAGGAATGGGTAAAGTATTTAAATCTATAAAAGATGCTGCTACACATATTAACCGCGATAATTTACTAAGTGGGCCTATTTTAGTCAGAGACACTGGTGGCATGTTTTTAATAGGTGCAGACTATAATGCAGTTAGATTGTTACTATCACAAGTAGTACGACAAGATTCTATACGCCAATCAGCTCTAGGTGTTAAAATAAGGAATATTAAAGATGATGAAATATTTTTTAAATCTATATTACAGCTAGGTCATATTGGCAGAGAGACTCCGTTAGCTGAAACTATAGCCGCTATTAGTAAACAAACTGCTAATACTGAAAAAGGACAAGTATTAAAAGTCCAGCTTGATAGTGCACTACAAAGACTTGTAGTTAATCAGCCCAAAGTAACATATACTTATTTAAATACTGCAAATAATAGTGATCTACCTACAGGTATTGTTAATATTGTAGTACAGCCGGAAGATGTAAACGCAAATTTTTCCAAGGAAGAAAGCAAAGTATACTTACAAGTACTTAAAAGTGTACGAGATTACCTTGGTGTACTAGATATACCCGGCTCAAATACTCTTAAACAGGATGCCGTACAGTTTACGTCAGATAAAATATTAAGTGAATTATCTGGTAAAAAAATACAAAATATTAAGCCGCATTCTAAAGTAGATGGTAAAGTACCATTACCAAATGCTGGTACCAAACAAAAAGTTACAGTATCTGTCTATAAAGACTCTCAAGCTACTAAACCACCAGTTAGTACTGTAAACCTAACTAGCTTACAAAACTTAATTAACCAACAACTACAAGACGTTATTTCAGCTAATATGGGTGACGGAAGTCAGCGTAACGTACTAAATTATCGTACTGGCAGATTTGCTGGTTCTGCTAAAGTAGAACGAATGAGTGAAAGTCGCGATGGTATGATCACTGCGTTTTATTCGTACATGAAAAACCCTTACCAAACATTTGAACCAGGATTTCGTCAAGGTTCACCAAGAACACGTGACCCTAAATTGCTGATTGCCAAGTCAATTCGTGAAATTGCAGAAACGCGTGTAGCCAACAGATTAAGGGCAGTATCAATATGAGTCGCAGAACATCAATTTTAAAAGCCCTAACAGAAAAGCTAAAGTTAATAGACGGCAATGCTCCTTATCATATCAACCTTTTCTCAAACGCTTACCCCAAACTAAAGTTCTGGGACGAAGTAAACGACTTTCCTGCTGTGTATGCAACTCCAGGTTCGGAAACTCGTGAATATTTACCCGGTGATTTTACTTGGGCGTACTTAGGTGTTTCGCTAAAAATATACTGTCGTGGTGAAGATGCTCAACAAGAACTTGAGTTTTTACTAGAAGACATTGAAGGTGTTGTTGATGCAAACCGTCAACTAGTATATGATCTAGAAAAAAATTATGCAACTACTGAAATATTGGTAGTTTCAATAACAACTGATGAAGGCCTTTTAGCGCCTTATGCAGTTGGTGAAATTAACTTACAAGTGCGTTATGCACTTATGTAATCATCCGACATACAAACATTGCGCACAGATAAAAGTCTAGTCAAAATGTTTTCGTGTGTCAAATAATCATAAAAGGAAAGATTATGGCATTAAACTTACTACGTAATAGTAGATTATTCTTTACTACTTCGGTAGACGCAACAACCGGCAAGATTGCTGGATCAGGATCAACAACTGACACTTTTGAAATTCAAGTACTAGACGGGTTTAGCTTTTCACAAAATACTAATAGCGAAACAGTTACTATCAATGAAGCCGGTTCATCACCTGTTCGTGGTCAACGCAGTTTTAATACTAGCTTAGCCCCAGTAGACTTTTCGTTTTCAACTTATATTCGTCCAAAGTTGGTAACAAACGAAGTAAAGTGCGAAGAAAGCGTTTTATGGAATGCCCTACTAGGTATTGAAGCTACTACAACTACACCAGGAACTATTACAGTTGTTACTCCTGCTGCTCCAACATATGTTAATACTACAGGTATTTTGACTATTCCTGGTACAACTATTGCTGTAACTGGTGGT